GTTGAGAAGGATAAGTCTGGTAAAGAAACAAAAGTCAAAGAGAGGTCTCATGTTGTTACTTCTGGAAAGATGGGCAAGAGAAAATTTAAAAAGGCAGTCAAATCACTTGGTAAAAAGTATGGACAGGATTCCGTATTGACACAAACTAAAAAAAGTGGTACACTATCAGCAACTAGAAAAGGTGGTCTCGGAAAAGATAAAAGAATAGGTGTTGGTAAATTTAAACCACAGGGTAAAAACCCAGAAGGACAATCACAAATCAAAGGCAAAACTTTTACATACGGATGATGACAAACAAACTTTATGATGACTCCAATTGGAGAGAAGAATACAAGAGTTACACCAGTAATAAAAAAGAATTAGAATTACTTGAGAACGGACCTCATAGTCTTGCTCAATCTTGGCATCTCCAAGCAATGTATGGTGAATGGAAAAAGAGAAAAGGTTATAATAAATTAGACCCAAAAGAAAATGTAGGACAAAATCAATCTTCCCTACAGGATTTCTTTGAAAGATATAAAGATCAAGGAATCTAACCAGTTGATAAAGTGGCACATTGATTGTTGTTTGCGTGGTAACTTACACTATAATAAGTATATCGAACAAACAACTACATTATGTCCTACATCCCATTCACAGTTAAAATGACCGAAGATCAAATTACTGATAAGTTAAGATCACTCTACGGTACTGAATTTACTACAGCAGATATCAAAGCATTCTGCTCTATGAATGATATTCACTACAATACAGTCACCAGAAAATTACAGAAATACAAAGTATCCAAAGGTAAGTGGAATCTTGAAGTGACTCAAGAAGCAGTTGAGCAGATTGAGAAGACATTTAATGCACCATCTGCACCAGTTCAAGAGAAGAACTTAGTTCCAGTTCTAGATGAGACATTCGTTCCTTTTGGAAGTTTCAAAGATGTAAAGAATATAATCAAATCAAAACAATTCTATCCTGCGTTCATCACAGGGTTATCTGGAAATGGTAAAACATTTTCTGTAGAACAGGCATGTGCCCAACTAAATAGAGAGTTAATTAGAGTCAACATTACAATCGAGACTGATGAAGACGATCTTATTGGTGGGTTTCGCCTTGTTGATGGCAACACTGTTTGGCACAATGGTCCAGTCATCGAATCTTTGGAGAGGGGAGCTATACTCCTTTTAGATGAGATTGATTTAGCATCAAACAAAATTCTATGCTTACAATCTATTCTTGAAGGTAAAGGTATCTTCTTGAAGAAGATAGGTAGATGGGTAAAACCTGCTGCGGGATTCAATGTCATTGCGACTGCGAATACAAAAGGTAAAGGTTCTGACGATGGTAGATTTATAGGAACTAATGTTCTTAACGAAGCATTCCTTGAAAGATTTCCTGTAACCTTTGAGCAATCATATCCATCTGTTAAGATTGAAGAAAAGTTACTAACACTTCATTCTGCAAGTGTTGGTGTACACGATGAACAGTTCATTAAGAAACTTGTTGATTGGGCAGACATCATTCGTAAAACATTCTACGATGGTGGTATTGAAGAGATTATCTCTACTCGTCGTCTTGTTCATATCATTCGTGCTTTCTCTATATTCAGAGACAAAGCAAAAGCAATTCAAGTTTGCACAAATCGTTTCGATGATGATACAAAACAATCATTCATGGAACTCTACGACAAAGTAGATGCAGACGTTAACTTCGAAAAAGATGAATCTGTGGAAACACTATAAAGATGCCCTTCATGAAACATTCCCTCTCCACAATGGAGTAGGGAGTGTCTGGGCACAATGGGAAGGTAAAAAAACTTTTCTCACAGCAAAGACTTACACTACACAATACTTCATTAAATCAAGGGAGGTAGAAATCTGGAATGAAAAATCTTGCATTTATAACAACATCATCTATCCTAAGACAGGCAGTAATCTTCCATGTTTTGGTATGGATCTTATGGGATTCTTTGACAAGAAAGTCATTATTGTCTTTGACTTCCAACATCCTGTAGAAAACTATTTGTTCTCTGTTGATGGATTACCAAAAGGAAAAGGAGATTATCGTTTCTTTGAACCAGGTAATCACTTCTCAGAAAACATTTACATTCAATACTGTACAATGGATGAAGTAGATGAGCATCTCGAAATGTTTAAAAAATACTTGACAGTTTATAAAGATATGGTAGAATTAGAAAAACCAATCGGTATGGATACTAGTGTTTATAAAGACTTTGATGCTTATATGAGAAAATTAGATCCTGTTGGTGGGTATCTGGCAGGTTCTTTTGGAAAAGAAAAAGCAGAAAAATTAGTTAATGAATTTTTATTTTCTTATGGTTAATGCATGGAGTTTAGCAGCATCTATATTAGGTGGAACATTTGATGAGGACTACCCAGTTATGCAAAAGAAAAAGGAAGAGTTTGATGATGATGGATTAGATTATGAAATTGATTCTATGGCAGACATAGACGACATGTATTCACATCATTTTGGATCAGTAACATTGTATGATGATTATAATACTGATATGAATATTACTATCAACGGAGAAACAGAAATGAAAAGAGATCATCGATACAAGTATCATGAAGATGAAATCTTAGAAGACATTCAAGAATATGTCTCAAGCACATACAATGGACATTATACTGGAACTAAAAATGAGTTTCGTAAAGTTCAAACCATAGATTTAATGGCAGCAAGAGATTTAGCATCTGATTTCTGTCAAGCAAACATTCTAAAATATGGTAGTCGATATGGAAGTAAAGATGGGAAAAATAAAAAAGACTTGATGAAAGTCATACATTATGCTATGCTATTAGCACACTTCGATGGACATTATGGAGAACCTTCAATGCCATCTGGAAACTTTGACCAAATGCCTTAATTTAAAAAATAATGACCATGAATTTATGTGATAACACATTAGGTATCCTCAAGAACTTTGCGGGTATTAACAATTCAATTCTTGTAAAAGAAGGAAACCAACTTCGCACAATTTCAGTAGCAAAGAATATTCTTGCCGAAGCAGAAATAGATGAAGATTTTCCACGTCAATTTGGAATATATGATTTGAATCAATTCTTAAATGGATTAAGTTTACATCAAGATCCTGATTTAGATTTTACTGAAGAATCATATTTAACTATTCGTGAAGGAAAGAGAAGAGTAAAATATTTTTTCGCAGATCCACAAGTAATTGTTGCACCACCAGAAAAGGAAATATCACTTCCAAGTGAAGATGTTTGTTTTCAATTAGATAATACAGCACTTGATAAATTACTCAAAGCAGCAGCAGTTTATCAGTTACCAGATTTATCTGCAATCGGTGAAGCAGGTGTTGTTAAATTGGTTGTGAGAGACAAGAAAAATGATACATCAAATGAATACGCAGTTGTTGTTGGAGAAACAGATAAGAATTTTACTTTCAACTTTAAAGTAGAAAATATTAAAATCATACCTGGTGCTTATGATGTAGTTGTATCATCAAAACTTTTATCCAAATTTACTAACACAAACTTTAATCTAAAATACTACATAGCATTAGAACCAGATTCAACATTTGAATAATGTATAATCTCACAGAGGAAGAATGGGAGTGTGTAAGGGTATGTGTAGCAAACGCACCCATACCCTATGACATTACTAAAAAGAAAATTCCTGCTGATATCTTAGAAAAGATAGGAAAACCTATTAGAGTACAGGAAGAAGGCATACCTAAAGTGAAATATGATCTAACACCTTACGGAATATACGACGATGAATAACATAGGATTAGAAGTTGTCTTTTGGACAGTATTATCAGTATATCTTTTAGCAAAGTTAGGAGTGTTTAAAAAGAAATGAAACTAACACAAAAACTCATTGATAAGATACAAGAAGCTATGCTTCATACTAATCTTAAGGGTGAAATAAATTGGAAAGACGGTGATGATATTGAAGTTCAGATTGCAGGAACATTTGCAAAAGATAAATTTATTGTAATTAAAAATACATCTAAAAATCCTTGGGAACCTGCACAACCACATCCTCGATACGACTATGAAAATCATAAATGGAAGGACTAAGAAAAAGACTTGGAGTCATGTGTTCTGGTGACGGAACTAATTTCCAAAACATAGTTACAAATCAAATATGTAATCATCACGAAGTTGTATTAATGATACACAATAAGAAAAAATGTGGTGCAGCAAAAAGAGCAAATAAATGGGGTATCCCACATTGTTATGTTCATTATAAAGATGAAGATAAAATGATTGAACTCTTTGATGAATATAATGTAGATCTTATTATCTTAGCGGGATATATGAGAGTTCTTAAAAAACCTAATGAATTTACTTGTCCGATTATTAATGTTCATCCATCACTATTACCAAAGTATAAAGGATTGCATGCAGTTGAACAGGCAATAGAAAGTGGAGATAAAATAACAGGATGCACAGTTCATTATGTAAATGAAGAATTAGACGGAGGACAAATAATTAAGCAAGCAAAAGTTCCAATATTTGAAACTGATACTGTAGAAGAATTGACAAAAAGAATACAAAGAGAAGAGTATAGAATTTTACCCGAAGTTATAGATAGTTTACCATGAAAAAATACAAAGTAAGAGTTTACATTAGACTAAGAGAATCAGTATCTGATGCAGCAGGTAATGCTGTAAAGGCAAACTGTAATAAGGTCGCACCTGATATTAAAGTAGAAAAATTAAGAATCAATAAAATTATTGAAATGTTAATTGGAGCAGAGAGTGAAGAAAAAGCAAGAGAACAATTAGATTTATTAAGTGATAGATTATTTGCGAACATTGTAATTGAAGATTGGGAATATGATCTACTCGAAGTAACTGAGCATTTTCCTGACTCAGCATTTTAATGTGTATAAATCCTTAAAATATAATAAAACAGATAGACAAGGTAATGTAATTGTGATAGGATATAAAGTAAAGGAAACAAAGTGAAAAAATTATGGAGAATCTGGGCAAAAGCACTTGGAGACAAGTCTGGTAAATCTGACCGAGAGGCAGATTTTGTTGCATTGATTCGCACATTAAT